TTTGCTGAATCTTCTGCGGCCATTGTTTTTTACCTTACTTCTTTTTTGTATATGCTTGCGAACCGAAGAACGCTGCGACTATACCAGCAACAGCAACAAAATATGTTGGTGCCATACTGCCTAGTGTTTTTTGTGCTTCACCTAAACCAATATAAGATGCAACAACAACTGCAAATGGATATAACAATAATCCAAACAAAGCAAACCATGTCATTGAACGCTGAGCATCCCTCATGGCATCGTTATCTTCTAGTTCTTTACGTTTGAACTCCATGTACATTGCATGTTCTTCATCCGATACTTTACCATCCCCATTAGTATCTGCTGGGTGATGTTTCTTAATCTCTTCTTCTGACATAACACTCTCTCCTTTGTTATACTTATTTATGTTTTCGATTTGCGGCGTTCTGCCTTTCCTTCATCTCTTGCTCTTCTAAATACTGCAAGAGTAAAGAAACGTATACTTCCCTCTCCCACGGCATCCAGTTTTCAATCTCAGTTAGCGAAAACTGATGATGTTTCATTAAAGCAAAATTTGTCTTAAAATAATTCTCTAATGAGTTATGAGAGAGGGCTGTTAAAAAAAACTTGCCATTCCTTCAAGTACAATTTTACTTTCAACACCAGTGTTTGGATTCTTTACTGTAATCTCTTTTTTAACACGAGGCATTGTAACAAAGAAATTATTCATTTGCTCAAACTGCTGATGTGTCATAGATTCGATAAAAGTATCTAACTCTTTCTCATCCATGTCTTTTCTATCAGTCACATTTTCATTATCATAAATTGATGCAACACAACCTTTAATAACATTAAATGCTGAATCAGCATCATCACCAGCTTTTGTCATAACATCAAGTTGAGGATATTTCATCATAATACCGATACCATCTCCTAATTCAATCTTGTCATTATGTTCTACATTGTTAACACACTTTATTTCAGCAAGGTTTATTTCAACCTCAACTTTAGTCTCTCCATCATCTGGACATGTCACTTGTATCTTTGCCTTTTCACCAATAGACTTTGCACGAATTTGTAAAAATACATATTCTAAATCAAAGAACGGTAGTGCGTTAGCATCTATCGAATCAAATGTACAATTATGAATAATATCCTTAATTGCACGAATTTGATCTTTCTCAGTTCCAGCACTTTGTGCCATCAAAAGAAGTTTTTCTTCTTTTACAAGGAATGGACGAAATTCCACTTTTCCACCATTTGATGGTAACGTCAACTCATACTTAGCCGAAGCCAGTTTTGGTAATGCCATAATTATCTCCTATTTACATTACGATTTATTAAAATCTAAGTCCTCTTCCGATTCCTAGATTACTTATTGGGTTCTTAGTAATTCCTTTAAAGAAATTTCTGAACGCCAAAACATTTTGTTGTGCGAATACTACTTTATCTCTTGCTGACATAACATCATTAACTGCTTTGCCAACATCTTCAAATATACCCTTTTCCCTGCCTGGAAACGAATCAACATGTCTACCGCCAACTGGACGCTTCGATGAAGGAAAAACAGACTGTAGTGGGCCTGTGTTTCCAAGGAATGGAGTATTTTTTCTGAACACACTAATTGGTTCATATTCTCTATATCTTACCCATGAAGCATTGCTTTTAGACAATGGCCCAGTAGGTTCTAGTGGTATCCACTCTTTAAATGACATACCTACAGATGCTTTAATTATTGCACTAGTAGAGTCATTAGAATATTCTATTGCATTTACAGTCTTAGGGAATACATTAGAAATTTCAATCCCTGCTGTTTTATTTTCATTCTCATCAAGTTGCCATACTCTCATGTTAGAAACATACTCATCATAATATGATGCATTATATGTAGTTGGACTGATGATAAAATCTTGCCATGCATTAAATACAAGTCTTTCTTCATGGTTGTTCTTTAGAAGAAATTCTATTGTGATTTCCTCACCGTATGTTAATCCCTGTGCAACTTCATATGATGGGCCGTATGTATTTTCATCTGTTGTTGTTCTTATATTTTTGCCTGGAAATGATACACCAGTAATACGAAGAGATAAATCTCTAGGTAGTTGAGATGATGTTTGCAATGCTTGTGGTAAAAATAACTGACAATCAAACCTATTCGGTTTAGCCGAATTGGAAAGTGTTGCATAAAAATCGTCTATTGTTGGCATTAAACTGGTCTCCTTGCAGTATTAACCATTCGTCTTGAGTCAGCATACACTTTACCTTCAGTTGCATGTACAAACTTCTGTACTGGTAATAGAACTGCAATCATCATTTCATCTGCATTAATAACACGAAATGGGGGGTTTACGTTATCCATAAGATATCTCTTAATTGTTGGTTGAACCATCTTATTTCTTTTAATTCTGTTCCATGTTAATTTGATTCTGGTTGCTTCGTCCATAGGGCCATTTGCATACTCAGACATCACATTCAATAGTTTGACTCGCATTGGTACTGATAGGTAGTGAAAGTTCAACCCCATAAACCCATCTGATAAGTTTGCACCACCTACTGGTGTAATTGGTAATATCAATGGGAATCTATCATAGTACGGTAGAACTTTTCTATTGTCTTTGTACTTTGGTGAGTACATAAAGAAATTCATCTTACCGAATACTGGGCGTGTTTTTAACTTACCCTCACGGAGTTGTTCTCTTGGATTTAGTTCTCCAAGTTCTCTTACTTGCTTTCTGAACCAACGGATAGATAAATCTCTACCCCCTGCTTGTTCAACTATCTTGTCAACTGCATCTGTCATACCTCTATTTATACAGTTAACCCAAGTGGTCTTCAGTTAATATCTTAAATTCCATACCTCTGTCTTTGCACCATTCTATCGCTGCTTCCCACTTTGCTTGGTTAACACCCCATGTACGGACTTCAGTAATGAACCTTTTTGTCTTACGAGACTGTGCTTTGGGTGGGCCACACTGTGCCTTGGGTTTAACTTCGATGATGATTTTCTTAATATCACCATTTGCCTGTTTTACCTTAATATAGAAATCGGGGAAATAACGGTGTCTCCTACCGTCAAGGGGGGATATGTATGGTATGATAACTTCTTCACTGCCCCATTCAAGGATAGAACTACTCTTATCACAATATACCATAAAGCGTCTTTCCCATAGGGAACGGTAGATAACTTTATCTACATCACCTTTATATTTCTTTTGATTAATTGGAACGAATCTACCACTATATGCCATCACAAACCTTATAAATACTTTAAAGAATTACTAACAAGGATATTTATACATGTATGACGATTACGGAATGGGAATAGGTAGAAAGAGCAACAGAGCAACTACTGCCTCTCAAAAGTTTAGAGCTGGTTCGTTAACATACCCATCTGATGTTGGAGTATTATCTAGAACTGACCACTATGTCGAGTTTATGATTAACGAACAAGTTGGTGCTAAAGCAGAATTTAATGTTGGTGCATATAATCTAAATCCAAAGGGTATCCCAACAAGAAATAAAGGTTCTGTACCAAGAGCTCCTACACGAAGAGCATTAGGTTCAATTACATTATACATGCCAAGTCAGATACAAGTATCTCAGAAAGCAAACTACGGTGAAGCAGAAATGGGAATGATAGTTGCAGCTGGATTAGCTGGATATAAAGGTTTTGCTGGTGGTGTTAAGAATATTGATTTCGGTGCAGTTGGGGAAACACTTAAAAAAGAAGGTGCAAACACTGCTGCTTCTGCATTAGAAGGTGCTGGTGCAACTGGTGCTAAGGCTGCATTAGCAATTGCATCTGGTCAAACTACAAATAACAGAACAGAAATGAAATTTGAAGGTATTGATAGACGTTCATTCCAATTCTCATTTAGACTACTTCCACGTTCTTCAGTAGAAGCAGAGTTGATTGAAGGTATTGTAACTATGTTCAGATTGCATTCTATGCCTGAGTTTACAAACGACTCATTGGGTAGAACTCTTAAAGCACCTTCAACATTTGATATTAGGTATCATCCAGAAGAGCATCTTCATAAAATTGGTACATGTGCATTAGAAGCAGTAGATGTGAAGTATGGTGGCGACCGTCCACAATTCTTTAAAGACAATCAACCTACTGAAGTAGAACTTACTATGACATTTAAAGAACTAGAGATTATGACAAAAGAAAAAATTGGAATAGGATTTTAATATATGTATTTTAGAAAGTTTCCAAAAGTTAGTATAGATATCAAAGGTGATGGTAATCTAGTAGACATGACTGATATTACTCGTAGGGCTAAATTTAATGACTCTACATTATTGAATTATGTAAATTTTGATATGTACGATGTACCAGATGGTTCGACACCAGAACAGATTGCACATGATTACTATGGTGATTCAAATCTGCATTGGGTTGTTCTGATAGCAAATAATATTAAAGATGTATATACAGACTGGCCCATGTCAGTAGATAGATTTGAAAAGTTTGTAAAGTCTAAGTATAGTAATGTAGACGAGATTCATCACTATGAATATTCTCAAGAATCAGGCGATACATCGTTTGTTATAGAACTTCCAAATGACAGTGCAACAACAATCCCTGTTGGAGCAACAGCAGTTACAAATTATGAATATGAGGAAAGAATATTGGAATCTAAAAGAAGAATAAGATTAATCCAACCAACATATATTGGTAGAATACGTTCAGAGTTTGAAGCGATAATTGGTAGATAGACATGGCGGAAATTAAGTACGCTGGTGAATATCAAATTGATGTCTGCGAAATCTATGCTGCTAGTGGTACAGTAATAGATTTAAAAGACCAATTTGCATCAGTAAACATATACGAAGATATCTTTAAGAATTCACTCACTGGTGATCTTTCGATTGTTGACACAAACAATCTACTTACAAACTTACCTATCATTGGACAAGAGAAATTAAAACTACGTCTGGTAACTCCAAACGCAGATGATGATAGTTCTCGTGCAATGGCAATTGATTTTACAGACTCCCCATTATACATTTATAAAGTAGATAGTAAAGTTGGTGTGAATGATAATACATTCGCATATACTCTTTCATTTACCACACCAGAAGCTATTCGTGCCAATCGTATTAGAGTCACACAAGCGTTTGAGGGAGAACCATCAAAGGATATTGTTAAGAAAATATTCAGAGATGAGGAATTACTCAACTCCAAGAAAGAATTCTACTACGAAGAAACATCAAATAATTTTAAGTTTGTTTGCCCAAACTTACGTCCATTTGATTTTATCAATAGTGTTGCAAAAAGATGTTTGTCTAAAGAATATAACTATGCTCCAACATTCCTGTTTTATGAAACAGTCAAAGGATATTGGTTTAGAACACTTGATAGTATGATGGACAGGAAAAATCCTAGATTTACGTTTAGAGAAGAGACTCCAAACATTGTACCAGAAGGACATAAAACTCCAGACACGATTACCAACTTAGGCAATCTTCTTAGTGTGAGTGTGACAGGTTCTACTGATGTTATGATGAATATGAGAAACGGTATGTATGCATCTAATCTTCTTATGATTGACTTGGTAAACAAGACGGTAGAGAACTTCAACTACAACTACTTTGATGATTTTGATGAAGATAAACATGTAGACGAATTCAACCTATACAATTCACAAAGTAAACCACTTGCATCCGAAGCAAGAGATGACTATGACAACAGACTGTCTGATTATGACCAATCAAAAATATACATGCAGGCTGTTGACAGAGAGTCCCCTAATGGGTTATACTCTGCTAGACATGATGGACAATATGATTATGTAGGAACAGACATATGGTTACAAAGAAGAATGGGAAGATTTACTGCAATGCAATCTGCACTTACATTGCGTATCACAGTGCCTGGAAACACATCAATGCAAGCAGGAGATATGGTAGGTATTGATATGAGAAACCAAGGAATGTTATCAGAAGATGAACGTGACCCTATTTACAGTGGGCGTTATCTTGTATCAAAGTTAAAACACGAATTCACCAGAGGTGACGGTGCATATACACACAAAGTTCATATGGAAGTTATTCGTGACACAGTTAAACAACCGTTACCATCAACTGGTGTGCCACTACAAGATAGTGGTAATCCGTTAGATGAAATCGTTCCAATCGGTTCATCTGATTCCAGTGACGTAACATATTAAAAAGGAGGCCCCAAAACAACTCGATTCGTTATGCACAGACCTTTAACATTTAAAATCAACGAGGAACAATATGACAACCAAACTCAAAAACAGACTTCAGAAAATGCACTTCCAAAAGCAAATCCAAAGGAGAACCCAGATTGAGGAATCACAAGTAGATAAATATACGGAACAGTTATATGCAAATAAAGTCAATGAGTTGTTAGGACTACAAACAGATGAAAACATTCAACGAACTACAAGAGGGAGTCTACGACCCCAACATATTTAAAGCAATCTTTCTAGCAGGTGGGCCAGGAAGTGGTAAGTCCTATGTTGTTCGAAGAACAACTGGTGGACTTGGAATGAAGATTGTTAACAGTGATGATGTCTATGAGAAGATGCTCAAGGATGTAGGATTAGATACTACACCAGAAGATATCTATTCTGACCAAGGACAAGAGATTCGTGTAAGGGCGAAAAAGACTGTTAAGACAATGCAATCCAACTATATCGAAGGACGTTTAGGACACATCATTGATGGTACTGGTAAGGATTATGATAAGATATCCAAACAGGTATCAATGTTAAAAGGACTTGGGTATGACTGCTATATGATATTTGTCAATACATCATTAGATACTGCACAAGAACGTAACGCAAAACGCAAACGTACACTTCCAGAAAAGGAAGTTGCAAAGATGTGGAAAGAAGTTCAGACAAATATTGGTAAATTCCAGAGGTTGTTTGGTAATAAGAACTTTGTCATTGTGGACAATAATGATGCTGGTGAGGACATATTCAGTAAGGTATGGAAAAGATGCATGGTATTAGTCCGAAATAAGGTGTCAAATCATATTGCAAAACGCTGGATTTCACAAGAATTGGCGAAAAAAGCACGAAAATAAGGCATATATTTACATAAAATACAGAAAACCCACGTTTTTCGTGGGTTTTTTTTGGCGAATTGCCTTGACATTTGTTATAAAAACATGTATAATGATAGTATATTATGAAGAAAGGATTGAGAATGAAAATATACTTAGATATGGATGGTGTGATTGCCGACTTCTTTGGGGGACTAGAGGATTACTTCAATGTACCACACTGGAAGAAAATACCGAAAACTGAGGAGTCTATAATGTCACTCAAAGGTACTGATTTCTTCAATACACTAAGACCTTATGAAACATCTACTGAACTAGTAGATTTCGTAAAATCATTAACAGACGATTGGGGCATATGTTCTTCACCATTAAGAGGTGATAGAGACAACTCTGCATTTTGGAAAAGAACTTGGTTGACTAAGTATGGTTACATGCCTAGTATTGATAACCTTATCTTTACTGGACAGAAAGAACACTATGCTGTTAATAAGTTCGATGGAACACCTAATATTCTAATTGATGATAAACCAGATAACATTGCAAGATGGGTTGCAAAGGGTGGTATTGGTATTAGATATCAGGCAAATGAAGATAGTATAGTAACTATTAAACGTAAACTAAAGGAGAGTTATGCTTAAATCATTAATGTGGTTCGCAGTATTTGTATTTGTTATGTTATGGGCACTTGCAAAATTTGCTGGGTTATAGGCCAAATAAAGCCTTGACATTTGTTATTAAAACATGTATACTATAGGTATAGTTAATGAGAAAGAGAGATAATTATGTTTAGAATTCCTAGTTTTTACGAAGATAAAGTTACTTTTGCGACTGCATGGGAAACCATGAAAAGTTTTGGACGTGGCGATTGTCTAGAAGGTATGAATGCAATGGATCGTGTTTGGGAAGAGCATTGTGCAACTCCTGGCGTTCACTGTGACTTGGATGATGATGCGTTTTGGGATATGTATGCATATGAAGCGAATGCTTATAATGTAGTGTTCAAAGATATGCGTAAATTGTTTATTGGTGAAGGAGAAACAATATGAGAGAGATAATTGGTGGATTACTAGTTGTGTTTGGTTTAATAATTGTAGCAGGTTCTGCTGGTGATTGTGATGGTAAATGCATGGAGTATGCAAACTCTATTGGAGACATGCTCAAGATTGTAGCAATCGGATTTTTTATGATGATTGTTGGTGGTATAATTCTTATCAAAAACTCTTGACAAGAGCCTCTATTTGAGGTACAATATAAACTATATTATGGAGAAAAATTATGAAAGTAATTGCATTTGACGCCTATG